TTTCAATCCGAGATGGCTGCCGAGCTTTGGCTCACTCAACAAGGCTATATTGTCTATGCCAAAAAAGCTGTCCAATCCCCTATTGATTTTTGTTGTTATGATCCAGAAACCAAACAAGTTTTATTAGTCGATGTTAAATCCTCCAGCTATCGTAGATCTGGACAAAGAGTTAATTCTAAAAACAATTATATTTACCGATCACCTACAACTTTACAAAAAGAATTAGGTGTGCGATTATTATATGTTTCAGATGAGGGTGAGTGTACGTTAGACTCACCAGTAAAAAAATGATTTGGTCTTTATTAGGTACTATCGCTAAAGGAGCTGTTGATGTGGTGAAAACCAAGACAGAAACAAAGAAGCTCCTGGCAAAAGCAGAGCAGACTCATGCCATGAAGATGGCTGAAGGTAAAATAGATTTTGAAATAGCAGCTCAAAACAATATGAAAGACTCCTGGAGAGATGAGTGGTTTACAATATTACTCAGTATTCCCCTGGTAATTGTTTTTATTTCTATATTTTTTAATAAACCTGAGTGGGTATCTAAATTAAAAGAAGGATTTGACACCTTGAATAGCCTACCAGACTGGTATATATACGCCTTAATGGCTGCGATAGCCAGTTCGTTTGGTATTAAGATTACAGATCTTGCTATCAAAAAATTTAAAAAGTAGGAGATAAAATGGAAATATTTTTTTACAAAGTTATTGAAAAAATGGATGAAGCTACAGCCTGGTTCAGAGATACTTCACCTTTAAAGAAATTTATTTTCTTTGCGGCAGTGATGTTTGTTCTTGGTATTCTAGTTAATATTTTTTAATGCACTGGTACGACTGGGTTAGAAAAGACAGAGAAGAACAAGAAGAATTTAAAAAAAAATCTCAATTAAAAATCTGTCCTGAGTGTAAGAAATATCCTTGCCTGGGTGATAGTATTTTAGAAGTTTGGACTTGTATTGACTGTGGTGCGATCCGTAAAAAAGAAAAAGAAGATAAAGAAAAGACCAGTCTATAAAGTCTATAAGACTTTCTATAAGACGGGGGAATATTACATTGGTGTTACTAGTAAGACAGGAGCTGCGTTTGATAATTACTGGGGATCAAATACCACTGAAAAAGTTCCAAGCCATAAAGAAATAATTTATATTACTCACAACAAAGCAGATGCCAAACTAACGGAGCTACTCTATCAGCTCCAAAACTTTTACCAGGATGATTGTTTAAACAAAATGTTAAACATTCGACTCCGCAGAGATCACATTAAAAAGATACCCAAGTTTAATATTAAAATAACCGAATAAGATTATACCAGAGAGTCTGAAAACACCCCCTGAAAACGTCTTAAAATGGATTTTTAGGGGTTAATTTGTAGGTTAAAACACCGAAAACACTCATATTCTGGTTTCTCCTCACCATAATGATTAACTCGGATTAAATTTATTTCCAACCATTTGCGACTACAGACCTGGCAAGGGTGCAGCTCCAGGCTGTATTCAAACTTTTTTCCTCTAACTTGATATTGATTTTTTCTTTTCACAATAGATAACAAAATCTTCAATATTATTTTCTTGCATGATTGTTAAGACATCCTTGGATGCTTCCTGACATTCCCTGGCTGTTTTAAAATTTGCATTTAAATGAGAACAAGTTCCATTCACACACATTGTTATCCATAAAATAAATTTTACCATTCTACATCCAGACTACAGCTTTTACATTGACCTTGCAAACTTCTTAACCAGGCTAACCATAGCTCTGGCTCTGCTGTTCTATAAGTTTTTGAAACTTGTGGACTCACTCGTCTAATTCTAAACTGTGTAATCTCATTGTTATCAACTGTATATAAAACAACAAAACCAGGGAGCTGCATTTTATCAGCAATCTTTTTCACTAAGGTATAGGCTTTGTCTTGACCTTTATCCATCGCTACTTCGATTATAGCTAGGGGTTCATAACAAACCTTGCAACACTCTACAGAGTCCACATCAATCATGGCAATCCCTTCAAACTTGCGATGCCATTCAGAGTAATGATCTCCTCTGTTAAAGTAATTCCATCTAGCCATTAAATACCACACATCCCCTCGCACTCATCCAATAAAGAGTATTGTCCTGTTTGATCGTCTTTTTCTCTTAGATCAGCATCTTTTAAAGGTACACAACTTTGATGTAAATAAACCTCATCATAATCTTTCATTTTTACTGAGTGCCTTAACATCTCATCTAATTTGACAACCTCATCCCATTCTTTTTTGTTTTCTTTTACCCTTCTCCATTCTTCGTTAGAATGAAATGGACAAAAAGTACAAGCACTTCTTGGAGGTTTTGGGTAATTATTTTCTTCCATCCATTCAATACAATGATTTCTTCTCATAGCTCTTTCTACTAAAGGATATTGATTTTCAATATATTTTATTGGATTGGTTTTCATTCTTTGCATCTCATCGTAGGAAATACCCATTAACATTTCTACTTTGGTGTCTTTAGCAACTCTTTGACCTTTAGAATATCCAAGGATAGATCTAACTTTTTTAATAACAGGTTTAATTTTATAATCAGCAGTACATTGTCTTTTCATCAATCCCGTTTTTCCATTTTCTAAATTTTTCATAAAAAATGGAATACCAGCAAACTTTTTTTCATTAACAGTAGACTCGATAACATCTTCTTTTAAATCATTATCTTTAGCAATATAAACGGGATACCATAACTCATCTCTTAACCACTCTAACCAATCATAAACTTCTTTTGGTTCAGCTCCTGTGTCTGCAAATATAGCACAATCAACCATGGGAACTTCACCTTTTTGGATCATTAAAGCTAGTGTACTTGATTGCACACCAGCTCCTAATGATAACACTCTTAGTTTTTTTAATTTATCAACCATTATCGTTCAGATATTGTAGCAGCTTATTGGTGTACCATTCTGCCTTACCGATATCCATCAGCTTGGCTTCCTGGGTGTTGTTATGTTTTGCACCAAAGCGACAAACATATTTCATAATAGAAAATCTAAGATATCCGATCACCTGTTCTTTGGTTAATTGACTAGAGATAGCATCAAAAGTTTCTATTTCTTTTTTATAATGATCGGGGTTTATTTGTTCTGGCATTTTTCCTCCACTGAATTTTTATTAGAGAAGTAACCAGGGTGAAGAACATAACGCTCTAAATAACGTCTGTTCTTCCTCCTGGCTCTTTCTTCTTTGTTTAAGATCTCACCTCTTGTGTAGTATTGGTCTAGAGTTCTTTGATCTTTCATTATTAAAAGGGAGCGTCATCCGTTCCTGTATTACCTTCAGCATTGTTAGAGCTGCCGCCTGTAAATGGCTGCCATTCTTCCACTGCTAAAGACACTGTGGGATACCCCGTATTCTTTGTTGTACCTTGCCACAAAGTTAGTTTGTATGGCTGACCAGCTTTTAAAACAATATCTTCTTGAGGTGTAAAACCTTCCTTGTGAGAAGATGCCAGGGGTTTCTTCCCCCAGGATGTCATTGATCCTTTGAGGTCATCCCCTGGGAACATGTTTAAATATTTTCTACTCATGTAAATGTTTTCCTTTCTTGAGTTCATTCATTTCTTTTTGTTTGTTGTTATAAATAGATCTTGCTTTGTTTTTATCTTCTTCATTTAAACCATTGATCCAGTCTTTAAACTGAGATGCTGTTTGAGTTAAATGACCGATATGTTTGGCTTGATCTATCGCAGCAGTAAATTCTGTAAACTTATCCGCTGTTGTGCCAGAGCTATTAATCGTCTGGCTTTTAGCTTCCGCTATTTGTATCTCATCATAAGATGCAAACTCCTGTCCGCTAAAACCTAAATTGGCAAGGCTACGACCAATCGCACTGGTTTCGCAAACCTCCCAAAAACTTGTAACATTAACGGGTGCTGATCCTTCTCGGAACTCCTCCGCTATCCCTGTTGAAACAATTTTTCCATCAATGCTAATAGTACATTTCATTACCACTACTTCTGTTTCCAGGTTTTTGACCTGGACTCTTTCATTTTTAATTACATCAGTAGTAATAGCTGCATCTGGAAAGTAAGTTCTAAAGGCTTTCAGTCTTTGATTGACTGTTCCATATTTCTTACCACCTCGTACAGTTATGCCATTCTTTTCAAAATCTTGTTCATAAATAGCAATAGCTGCTTTTAATTTATCTTGTGTACTCATAAGTTCCTTTCTTGATAAAATGCCATACCCATTTCATATTTTGTTTTTCTCTGAGTCTTAAACGACATCGGCATTGATGTGTTAATTCTCTTTCTTTTTGTTTTCTTCTTTTCATTTTTACTAAAGGATAAATTTTGTATTCATCCTCTATCTCTAGCGAGTTTAAAAATGGTTCGAGTGGTATTATATTAGCGACCATAAAAGTTTTTTACCTCCTGTAATTCTTCTTCGTTATAACCGAAATAATTAATGTTATTAAAATCTGGCTGTATAAAATTTTTAGCGATGTACTCCGCATCATCCGATAGTTTAACCAGGTTTTGCCTTGTAAGAGCTGTACGATAAAAATCTTTCATACAGCTCTCACTGACTTCAGCACTTAAAGCGGAGGACTGACTAGTGCTGAAAACTTTATATTCATAGGGTGTAGCATAAATTAAATAGCCTGGCTTCTTGGTAGCTGCTTGGTAAAAAGATACCTGATCAATGTGTGCCTTCTCTGGTTCTTGAGGTATTGCCACCTTGCCATAATTGTAAGTGCCATCTTTTCGAGGTTTGCCACCTCGTCTTTGCCATTTAGTTTTTGCTTCTATAAAAAATTCATCTGTTTCCATGTCCGTTCTTCCTGTCCATGGTATTTCAATTCCATCCATCCAGTAATTAACATACCGCTCACTGTTAATAGTTTTATATCTTTTTATTTCTAAATCTTTTAACGCCTGAATATAATTTTTAATTGTTGCGGGAATGGCTTCTAGGTTCACTTCAAATTGTTTCATTTCTTTTTCATCATCTAAAAAATTTCCTTTTCTTTTTAGATAATCTTGGACTGCTAGATCCACAGACTCATCAATCGATTTATCAAAGAGTGCGAAATTATCCCATCCAATTTGTGCTGAAACTCCCGCCAACATTTTGGCATTAGGTTTCTTTTTTCTTCTCCATTCCTGGTCTTTGTAAACATATTCAAACCACCATCCGCATAGTGGTTTATTTTTTTGCGTAGGTGATAAATGATTAAGACCATGTTTTAACCAATAATCAGCTACGAATTTAAAATCATCCATTTATTTGCTTCCTTTTCTTGATCTTAGCTATTGTTGCTATCATGTAAAGACATATTTTGAAAAATATGGGTGATGACATCGACAGTCCAACCATTACCAAGCATCTTATATCTTTGTGTTTTTGATACTCCATCAGTGTAATTTTCAGGAACAGTCTGTAATCTTTCACATTCAATCGGTGTTAATTTTCGATATAAAGTATGATTTGCTGCAATTTTTGGTTCTCTGTTTCCTCCAGTACAGGCGTTTAAAGTAGGTGATTTACCTTGTGCAGAATAAATTCTTTTTAAGATGTCATGTCCGTTTATATCTGTAGCAATTCCGACCTGGATAGGCACAAGAGTCATTCCGTTATTTCCAGCACCTTTGTAGGCTGTTGCGGTTAAACATAAAGATTTATCTTCAAATGACCGATAGTGTCTTTGATTTCTTTTTGTGTCCTTAACTGTTTTTTCTTCATGATCTGCTTGTAAAATATCTTTTAAAACAATTCCTTTTTCTTTTGGCTGTTCAATATTAGGAATGTTAGTCCAATAATATCTAACTCTGTTTTGTGCAGATACTAAAGAAGAATTTATTTTAATGGGTTTGACTCCTAGATATTCAGAAATAATATCCAAATATTCTTTTTTCATTCTGACATTTTCTAATAAAAAATATTTTGGTTTCAGTTCTTTTAATAGTCGAACAAACTCAAAAAATAATTTACTTCTGGGATCATCAAAGGCTAATCTTTTTCCCGCTAGGCTAAAGCCTTGGCATGGTGAACCGCCAATCAATAAATCTATTTTTGGTAAATCTTTTCCTAAAACCTGGGTAACGTCACCAATATGTTTTGTGTTTGGATAATTTTTCTTTGCTATTTGGATTGCGTATTTATCAATTTCTGATGCAAAGTAATTATCATATTTAATATTTAATTTATTTAGTGCTATCTGTCCGCAAGACATTCCGTCAAACAAAGATAATACATTCATTGTTTTTTTTCCTTTATTTTTTTTACTATGTTTTTTAAAATTTTTAGTCCGTTTTTGCTTAGTGTTTGATTTTTTCTTTCTAGTTCTAGATCTTCCCCTAACCAAAAATCTAAAAAATAAATTTCTTCTTGTGATAATTTTAAATTCATTTTACCCCCTTAAATATTTAACAAATCCTGTTGGATCTATTGCTTCTTTGCCTTCTTGTTCACTAAAAATATTTCCTCTTTTGTGCTTGGCAGCTTTGTCGTAGGATGCACTTTTAAAAATATTTCCATCCATATCTACAAAAGCAATCGTATTTAATAAACCGCCAAAAGTGGGAGCAACCTCCCCTACCTTCAAATATTTTCTTCCAATTTCATAACTAATTAAATTAGATCTACCGAATGCCAGGTTTCTGCGTCTTTGTATTTCTTCACAAAGTTTTTTAGTTTTCTTTTTTACTTCTGGCTTTTTGTAAAAATAATCTGCTTGGACTTGGCTCATGATTTTTTTTCTTCCTCCTTTTGTTCTTCGTATTTAACAATGCTTTTTAATGATTGAATGACTTGTTGTTCTGTGATCTTGTCACTTTGTAAATCATTAACCAGGTTTTCTAGATCTTCTAATAATGTTTTCATTATTCCCCCTTACTAAAAATTTCTTTAATGAAATATAAAAGAAATGCGAACGCTCCAAAGTGAGCAATTAAAATTAAAAAATCATTTAACATTATTGAACCTCCATTAATAAATTTATTTGATCTTTTACTTCTGTTGGGATTTCTCTCATTAACCAAGCTGAACCATATCGATAAGGTTTACCATTATGTAAATATGATTTATCAATCAAAAGATCATTTTTTTGTAATTCTTTACAAACAAAATCATAATCATAACTAAATCCAAGATCCTCTAAATTTTTAATAAATTCCTCTTGCTTTGGACTACCAGAAATCATGTCATTGAGATGATATTCTTTCCAAATATTATAAATTTTATTAAAAGTTTTATTTTTAATATGTTTTTTTATCTCGTCTAAGTTTTGACCACCAGAAATGATGTCTGTACCTAATCTATTAAAGATAGAACCAGAAGCGGTAAAAACGCCATCTCTGTACTCTACATTGACAACAACTAAATTTTCTTTTCTGTTGTTTTGATAAGCTATCTTTCCAAAGTTAAAGTTTTTTTTCATAATAACCTCCGCAGTTATATAATTAATTAATCCTTTATAGCTTTTATTGCTAATTAATGTCAAGCACTATTTAAAAAAAAATACAAAATAATTTGCTTTTTTAAAATAAATATAGAAATTATTGCTATGAATTTAGAACAATTTAGAACAAAAAATAATTATACATTTAAAAAACTGGCGGAAATATTGGGTTTTTCAGAGCATAGTAATTCAGCAAGATTAGTTCAAAGATGGTGTCAAGGTTTAATTCCATCCTCAACCAATATTAAAAAGATTGTGAAAGCGACAAATGGAAAAATTAAAGTATCTGATTTCTTCCAAGAGTAATCCGGATTTAATTATTTTTAATTGGAAAGATCCCCAGGAAGCACCGACAGGGTGGGAGGATTTTGACCAAAGTTTTATAGGATTGGCGGACTGTCTTTCGGTAGGGTGGCTAATAGCTGAAAATAATGAATGCTATGTATTAGCTGCGGATTTAATAATTGATAATGGAAATATTACCGATACAGGAAGGCGTCAAAGCATATACAAAAGCAAATTAAATATATTGTGGAGGGTGAAATATAACATTTATGCTAAAAAAATGGAAACTACTAAAAATTAT